GGGCTAAATTTATGCAGAAAATGAGCATTGCTCTTGCCAAGCGGGGCCACATGGCCATCTTTGTTTCTCAAGTTAGGGCAGACATAAAACTTGACCCTTACAGCAAGGCTCCTATTCGCCAGACCACGGCTACAGGAGGCAATGCTTTGTTACATTTTGCTAATTTTATTCTTGAATTTGAGCCGCGTTTTAAAAAAGATTGGATACTAGAGAATTCGGGAGAGAAGCACGACCCTGATAAGAATAAAATTGTTGGCCACTTCGCTAAAATCACAGTCAAAAAAAGCCCCAACGAAAAGACTAACGCAGTCATTAAATACCCTATCCTTTATGGCCGCAAAGGAGGCAAAAGCATTTGGATAGAAAAAGAAATTTTGGATATGTTATTTTTATGGGATTTTGCTCACAGAAAAGGAGCAGGTTGGATAGAATTTGATCCTGAATTACTTAATATAATGTCCGAAGCCAAAATTGACTTTCCTGAAAAGATACAAGGAGAAAATCAGTTCGATAAGTTCCTCGAAGAAAGCCCGGAGGCCAAAGACCACCTGATAAATTATTTCAAAAAGATGGTGATTTCTGTTTAGGATGACCTTTAAGACCCTACTTGGAAAGCGTCGCCGCCTTAAAAAGCCAATTAATTATTTGATTGATTGGGACAAAGGAAGTCGCAGCAAACTTCAAGCTAAAGTTAAAAAATTTTTAAGAGTTTTTTGGGACGGCGATGTTGTATTCGAGGAGTTTCCTGTGGTGGGATCTCGTTTAACTTTGGATTTTTATAACGCTACCAAAAACATAGCAATAGAAGTACAAGGAAAACAACATACCAAGTACAATAAGTTCTTCCACAATAAAAATAAAATAAATTATTTAAATCAATTAAAAAGAGACGACGAGAAGTTGGCCTTTTGTGACCTTAATACTATTAAGCTCCTTGAAGTACATGAGGGCAACGTAGACTTTAGTGAGCTTCATAAGTCTATTTTTTAATCACACGTGTAAATGTTTTATAATTAATGCAAGAAAATATCCCAGATCATCCTATAGAAGAATTTACTATTCCCAATAGTTTCCTTGATAAGCTTTTCGAGTTCACAGGCGATGGCGACGACGGCGGTTTTATTTTAGCCTACGTTACTCAAGATGGTCGCCCACTTATACAATGCAAAATCGGCTCCCAAATCGTTGAGATGGGGCTCCGCAAGGCTTTGGAAAAATTTTTGGATGATATGGAGCTTGGCGAAAAAGCCCTCTCAGAAGACAATCAGTCTTAATGTCTTGACTTATTTCTTTTCTTGGTGTAAGGTTGTAGTTCTATGATATTTTCCTTAGAGCTCGAACAGCACTTGCTTGCAGGGCTGATTAAATACCCGCACAAATACGGGAACATTGCCACCTTTATCAACGAGAATGATTTTTGCGCAGACGAAAATGCCATTAATAAGACTATCTTCTATGTCCTGCGCCAAGCTTTAGAGAACGCGGAAAAAATGGACGAGGTTTTGCTCGCTCAAAGAGTTGACGCTCTTAACATCAGCTTTCCCAATGATATTAAAATTTCAGATTATATTCATTCCCTAGCCCTTCGTAAAGTCTCGCCCGACAATATCGAAAAGATAGCTCAAGAACTCAAAAAGTTCACTGTTAGGCGAGAAATTTTTGAGGGGGCAAAGAAGGTGGCCGATTCGATGCGCAAAATGTCCCCTTCCGTTCCCTATAACGAGATAATAGAGAGCGCAGACAATACCTTTAATGAAAAAATTAACTTCTTTGATGCTGGCGCCAGCAGTCCTGTCAATATCTCAGACGAGATGGAAGAATGGATCGAACTGAGAGGCAACAACCCTGTTACTGAATTTGGCCTTATGAGCCCCTACAAGCGCCTTAACGATCTTTACGGGTCTTTGTTGCGGCCGGGCAATATAACGGTCATAGTGGCCCGCTCAGGGGTCGGGAAGACACGTTTCTGTATGGACTTCTGCACCAAGGTTTCTTCTGAGTATAATGTGCCTATTTTACATTTTGATAACGGTGAAATGTCCAAAGAAGAGCTTATCATTCGCCAATGTTCCGCACTAAGTGGAATTTCGGCTAATTTGCTTGAAACAGGGCAATGGAGACAAGCTGGAGAAGAAACAGTAAATAAGGTTCGTTCTGTATGGAAGCAGGTTAAAAACATTAAGTTTTACTACTATAACGTTGGTGGGATGGGTGTAGATACCATGATAGCAACCCTTCGCCGTTTTTATTACTCTAAAATTGGCAGAGGAAACCCGATGATATTTTCTTTTGATTATATTAAAACTACTTTCGAAAACAACGGAACTAAATCTGAGTGGCAAATCGTTGGCGAAATGATAGACAAATTTAAAAAAACCATCCAAAAAGAAATTCTTTCGGACGGGGGCCCTGTCATTCCAATGATCACATCCGTCCAGAGCAATCGCCAAGGTATTGTCAACGTTCGTCAGCCTCAAGACGTAAGAGACGACGAGAGCATTGTTTCGCTATCTGATCGCATTACTCAATTTTGTTCTCACATGTTTATTTTGCGCCAAAAAACATTAGAAGAAACGGCCACTGAACCTAACTGTGGCAACCACAAACTTATTAATGTTAAATCACGTCACCTTGGGGCAGATTATATGCGAGCTATTAATCCTGTGAGAATGCCTGATGGATCCCTTCGCAAAAATGCTATTAACCTTCAAATGGATGGTTTCACTGTGGAAGAGCGTGGAGATATGGTAGACTTGGTCAAAGCCTTAAATGTTAACGAAGAGCTTGACGGGGAGAATAATGTTGTTGATGATTTTATTCCGGAGCTTTTGCGCTAAAGGTATGATTAAAGCTTTCATGTATCACGACATTAGGAACCCACAATACGGTGGCTACCCTCGTCGCTTAGAGCTGCGTTCTTTTTTGTCTACGTCGCAATTCAAATGCCAGCTAAAATTTATCACTGAAAATTATACAGTGATAGAGCCCCAACATTTAAAAGAGAACTTAAAAAGGGACTGCGCCATCCTTACATTCGATGATGGCCTTAAAGATCACTATTTAGCAGCTGAGATGCTGCACGAGGCTAAACTGAAGGCAACCTTTCTGATACCTACGTTAGCGATTCGAGAGCGAAAGGTTATAAGAGCCCATAAGATACAGTTTATTTTAGCAACCCTTTCTGAGAAAAAGGTAGTAGAAAATATTTTTGATTTGATGGGCGCAGATCCCTGCGAAAGAGATGCCCTGTGGAATACTTTTTCAGTTTCTTATCATTCTGATAATTGGTGGTCCCAAGAAATGGTTTTTGTTACTAATTTTTTACGGCGACATAATACAGGAGATATGATTACAGATAAGCTGTTTGCTAAATTTATAACAAAAGACGAGAAAGACTTTTGTTCTGATTTTTATTTAACCCCTGCGGAGGTTGGGCATATTGCCGAGTGTGGTATGATTGTGGGAGGTCACGGCTATACCTCAACAAGCCTTGCATCCTTAAGCAACCAAGAAGAAGAGATCAAAGAGTCTTTGCTTTATGCCGCAAGTTTTTCGGCACCCCCCCTTTCTTTTTCATACCCTCAAGGGTCTTATAACGACGACAGTGTTTCTTACGCAAAAACGTATAACTGTGAATTTGCGTACACCACTGACGCTGAAAACATAACATCTGATACCAATTTACTCAAAATCCCTCGCTTCGATGCGCCCCAAACATTACCCCTCTCATGACAAAACAGATTTTATGTATTACCTATAGGGATTGGGCATTGAAGATATACAAAATGTTGGCCGACGCATTGCCGCAATATAATTTTAAAATTATCTTCAACCCCGCTGAAGATATTTGTGCCGTTAAGATTAAGACTTTTCAGCCCGATATTATCCTTTGGTATGGGTGGAGTTGGATCGTTCCGGAATCTATTGTAGAACAATATGATTGTATTTGCCTACACCCATCCCCTCTACCCCAATATCGTGGAGGAAGCCCCCTACAAAACCAAATCCTGAACGGTGAGAAAAACTCTGCGGTGACTATTTTCAAAATGAGCGCTGGATTGGATGAGGGGGACATTATCCGCCAAATCCCCATGTCTTTACAAGGAAACATTGGGGACATTTTTTCACGCATGACTACGCTTGGCTTTGCTGGGACATGTGATTTTTTGAAAAATGGTTATAATTTAAAACCGCAAGACCACTCTGCGGCGACATTATTTAAGCGACGCAAACCAGCCGATTCCGAAATCACACTCGATGAAATACAAAACCAAACTCGAGAATATCTTTGTAATAAAATTCGAATGCTCACACCCCCTTACCCCAACGCTTTCATCAAAGATAAAGAAGGGAAAAGACTATATATAACAAGCGCCCACATCAATGGAAACTGAGGAGATCAAAGAAGTTTTGTTAGAACTAGGGTTCAAGCTGCGCGACGGCGGCGCCTACTGGCAAACCAATGCGTTGTGGCGCAATGGTGATAATTTTACAGCCATTCAAATATACAAAGATTCTGGTGTGTGGAGAGATTACGTGGAGAATACCGCCTTTCTTCCCTTTCAAGCGTTAGTGGAAAAAGCCCTAGGCACTACAGACAAAAAGATTTTGGCCCAATATATCGAACCTTCTGGGGGGCCAAAGGTGCCCCGTACCTTTGAAAAAGAGAGTCAAAAAGTTAAAATACAAATGGACGAAACCTACTCTTTGGAGTATTTATCCAAATTATTGCCACATTTTAAGTTCTATAACGATAAAGGAGTCTCAGATTTAACCCTAAAGCTCTATAAAGGAGGCTTGGCTACAGCAGGGAAACTTAACGGGAGATTTGTTTTTCCTATTTTTGATGAAAAGAACCCTTCTCAAATCATTGGTTTTACCGGGCGCCACTTACGCTGGAACAGCGAGTCTGGGTTTCCGAAATGGAAGCACGTAGGCCGCAAGTCTAATTGGCTCTATCCCATATGTGTTCCTAGTTTTAACAGAAAAAAAAGGGGGTCAAATACTTTTCCTTTTCTAGAAAGCATTCAAGAGCGCAGAGAGGTTATCATTGTTGAAAGTATCGGGGACAGCTTAGCCCTGACAGAAAACAAGTTCCTTAACCATTTGGTGGCAGGGGGCCTTGATTTGAGCTCAAAACAGATTTCTTTTTTACTAGCCCAAGAGTTAGACCAGATTATTATCGCGACTAACAATGACGCGTCCAATGTAGGACTTCGCGCAGCAATTAAAATCTTTGTTAAGCTTTTAAATTATTTTGACATTAACAAGCTTCGCATCAACCTCCCCACAGAGAACGATTTCGGAGATATGCAGACAAACAATATTAATTTTAAAGAACAATGGTACAACAAACCCTTAGATAAACCCAAGCAAACAAGTAGAATACTTTCTATCTTAAAAAGCGAAGAGGGGGCGACTATAGTAAAAAACAAAACAGAAAGAAATAAAAAAATAAATTTTCTTAAAAATTCCATTGAGGAAACCGATGTCTAAAACAAAACCAATATATTTATCCGCCAGTCGCCTTAAAACAGTAAAAATGTGTTCTTGGCTTTACTGGTGCAAGTACCACCAACGTTTACCCGACAAATCTAACGACGGCGCCTCCCGAGGGACAGTGTGTCACTTGGTTTTTGAATGCCTTGGTAAGCCGTCAAGAAGGCATTACTATGATCTTATTTTAGAACAAAATGATCCTTTTGCTGTAGACGCCATCAAAAAGCTGATCCTTAAAACAGCTATCCCCCTCGGGGTTGATGACGAAGAGAATATGCAAATGATTAAAGAAATGATTGTGGCCGGGTTGCGGTATGATTTTTTTGGGAATAAAGTCGCGAAGCCATCTGAGTCTTTTTCTGAATATGAATTTGATATGCATATTAAAGAAGGGGAAAAAGACTACTCCATCAAAGGGTTTATAGATAAGCTATTTATTTACGACAAAAAGAAGAGCGCCCTTATCAGAGACTTCAAAACAAGCAAACAAGTATTTCAAGGGGAAGATAAGAAAAGAAATCTTCAAGATTATATTTATAGCATTGCAGTTAAATATCTCTTTCCTGAGATTTCCAGCCGAAACAGTGAGTTCGTTTTTCTAAGATTTGATTTGGATTCTAAAAACAAACCTAAGGGTATCATGAAGATGCGCAAAATTTCGGATAAAAGAATTGAAGAATTTGAAATAGAACTCACCCAAGCCCAACGCTACCTGTCCAAATTTAATTACTATTCGGCTATCAATTCATACGCTGCTGACAAACCGAATCCCACGGATGGTAGTTTTGGTGGCCCTATCGCATGTGGTAGAGCCAAATATCCGGGACAGCTTAAAAAAGACGGTTTGCCGATGTGGCACTGTGCTTATAAATTTCCATTTGATTATTATGGCCTGTTCGACAAAGACGACAAGCTCATTAAGACAGAATTTCCGGAAAACTATGCGCTTTTATTAAAAAATAAAAAAGACAGTTTTTCTATAAAAAAACTTCATTATGTTGGGTGTCCTCGCTGGAATTACCTTGACACTCCCGTCTAAACCGTTATACTAAGAGGGTATGGTACCTTTGTTTAAAACTCATTACAGTATCGGGAAGTCTATTCTTACCGCTACTGACCCCGCTTCTATCAAAGAGGGAGGGTCAGACAGCGTTATTCAAATTGCAATTGAAAACAATCTCGACAAACTAGTTTTGGTGGAGGATAATTTTCATGGTTTTCTAGAATCAAAAAAACGTTGTGATGAGCATGACATTCAATTAGTTTTTGGCTTGAGACTCAGCGTGTGTAACTCTCACGAAGATGATAAAAAGAAAAATCACAAGGTCATCATTTTCGCTAAAAATGATCACGGATGCAAAAAGCTTTACAAGATTCACTCTCAAGCATTTTGTGATTACGAACAACGGTTAACTTTCAAGGACCTAAAAGAACACTGGACTAATAACCTTTTATTGGCGATCCCCTTTTATGATTCCTTTCTTCATCGCAACAATTTTTCTTTTGCAGAGTTTATTCCGGACTTTAGCTTTGTTAAACCTTTATTTTTTCTAGAAAACAACCAACTCCCATTTGACCATTTGTTACGTGGGGTAGTGGAGGGTTACTGTGCTCGGCACAATTATAATACAGAAGAGTCGAAAACCATTTACTATAAAAATAAAAAAGACTTTGCCGCCTACCAAACATTCAAGATTATCTGTAATCGAAGCTTCAGCGGGCGCAAGTCGGACCTAACGCGTCCAAACTTAGACCATTGTGGAAGTCAAGAGTTTTGTATGGAGAGCTTTTTAGAGCAGTGAAAAAATTCATCATTAGCAAGAGCGCCATTCAAAGAGTAAAAGCTCGCGCAGAAGAGCTCCCCCTCTTAAACAATTCTATCCGCAAAGGAGAAGGCAGTTTAGTGGCCTACATTGGGGAAGAGGTTGTCAAAAACGTTCTTAACGGGGAAATCAAAGATACTTACGATTATGATATCGTCTATCAAAATATGAAGGTCGATGTAAAAACCAAAGAACGCACAGTAGCACCAAAGCCCCACTACGAATGTTCGGTGGCAGACTTTAACACCAGACAAGACTGTGACGAGTATGCTTTTGTCAGCGTTCTGAACACCCTCCAAGAAGCGTGGTACCTTGGAAAAATTAGTAAACCAGACTTCTATAAGAAAGCGGTTTTCCACCGCAAGGGGGAGATCGATCCGGCCAACAATTTTACCTTTAAAGCAGACTGTTATAACATTCCCATAAGTTTATTAAATTCATAATGAAAAAGAAACAATACGACATTCTCCCGTCGCCGGTTGAAGAGGATTATATAGTGTGGGTATGGTAATATGAGCGACACCCCGCAACAAAGATACAGCAAAAGCCCAAAGGGAAAAAAATCTCGCTTGCGCGCCCAAAAGAAATACGACGACAAAGACAAGGAGAAACGACGCACTCAAAAAAGAGAGTATATGCGGCGCAAACGATCCCAAGACCCTTCTTATTGCAAATGGAAATAACTCGCCACCTTAGCTCAGTTCGGCAGAGCATCCGATTTGTAATCGGAAGCGCCTTGGTTCAAATCCAAGAGGTGGCTCCACTTTTAAATGAAAAACAATCTTTTCTTACCTACTAAAATCCAAGTACAAAAACACGGCGATAGGCACGGCGTATTTTGTATTGAGGATATAACAAAGGGAGAACTCATAGAAGAGGCTCCCCTCATTTTACCTCACGACAACAAATGGGAAAACTGTGACAGAGAGATAATGAAACATGCCTTTCCTTGGGCAGAACTGCGAGAAGATTGGAAGGAGTTTTGTGAGAAGGAGGGGGGAATTTTACCTCTTCACGCTACGCGACCACTCCTTGTTTTAGGTTACGGTATGGTTTATGCTCGATCCAAAGACTACAATGTTGATTTCAAGGTGGAAAAAAAATTATTTGCTTGCCATTTCATCGCTAAATGTGATATAAAAGAAGGAGAAGAATTGTTGTTGTTAGGAGGCGAGATTAGTAAAAATAATGAATGATAATCTTTTAAGGTTTAAAACAAATCAAAACTATCTTTGTTTTGATTTTGAAACATGTCACCTTAATCTCTTGAATTCAGAGAATAAGCCATGGCAGCTTGGATACGCGCTATGCAAAGGTAAAAAAATTATACAAAATTACGACCACCTTATCGCATGGAAGACTCTTAATATTAGCCCCGAAGCGGCTAAAATATGTAGATTTAACCGTAAACACTACGAAAAAAACGCTACCAACGCAGCGCAAATTTTAGAAGACTTAGAAAAATATCTTTATGACCCTTCTTATTTGATTATCGGCCATAACCTTTTAGGTTTTGACGTTTACATTCACAATATTTTCAGAAAGCAACTCAAAAAAGAAAGCGACTATTCGTATGTAGACCGTATCGTCGACACACATTGTCTTGCTAAGGCGGCAAAAGAGCAAATCAGAAAAAGCAAAAACGAGAGCCTAATTAACTGGCAATATAAACTTAACGAATACAGAAAAAGAGGGCTCAAAACCAACCAAAAACAATTGCTTAAAGACTACGATATAAAATTCGATGAAAACAAATTACATAATGCGCGCTATGATATCGAAATGACTTTCAAGATTTTCAATAAACTTATTTGGGAGGTAGAGGTATAATGTTCGCTGACAAATTTACAAAATACGACAAGTGTGCACCGGCTGGGGTTTTACTCCCAAAGATCAAAATAGCCCCAAAATTCTATAAGCAATTGAAGTTGTCAGAGGATGTGGACAATCTAAAGTTTCTTAAAAAGCTCTGTTGGGAAAACATTAAAGAAATGGGCATTAACAAGTATAGCAACAAGGATGCCTATTACGACAGAGTTGGAGTAGAGCTACACATTCTTAGCGATTTGGGGTTTATTGATTATATTTTACTTAATTGGGATATTTTAAATTATTGCCACGAAAACGATATACCAACAGGTCCCGGGCGCGGTTCGGCAGCAGGCTCTTTAATCTTATACTTGTTAAAGGTCACAAAAGTAGACCCTATTAAATATAATTTGTTTTTTGAGCGCTTCGTTTCTAGAAGCCGCGCAAGAAAAATAGAAAAAGACGGCATTACCTATTTAGATGGCTCCCTTTTAGCAGACGTTGATAACGATATAGCTTACGACCGTCGCACTGAAGTTATAGAATATATTAAACGCAAGCACCCGAGTCGTACATGCCGCATCCTAAACTTAGTGAGTCTAAGTGGAAAACTTTGCATCAAAGAGACGGGCAAAATAGTAGGCCTCTGTACTGAACAGGAAGTCAACGAGCTAAGCGATTTAATTCCCGTAAAATTCGGTAAGGTTTCTCCCTTGCGTGAGGCTCGACAAGAAAGCGAGCTTTTTGACGAGTGGTGCGAGGATCACCTGAAGGCTTACGAGATTGCTCTCAAACTTGAGGGGTTAATCAAAAACACAGGTGTTCACGCTTCGGGAATTGCCATTTCTCATGAGCGCCTTACAGATATCTGCCCCCTTCAAAAAACCAAGGAAGGGGAACTAGCCTCTTGTTACGACATGAATTGGATTGCGGAGCTTACAGTTAAATTTGATATCTTGGGACTTAAAACCCTAACCGTTCTTAAAGAAGCTTCTCGTTTAACAGGAGTGGAACTCGATAGCATAGACCTTGCGGATAAAAATCTTTATAAAAACTTTAAAAACCTAGAGTGCCCCCAAGGTCTTTTTCAGATTGAAGCTGACACCAATTTTGGGGTATGTAAAAAAATTAAACCCCGCAACCTCGAAGAGGTTTCAGCGGTGATTGCGATAGCGCGCCCGGGGGCACTAGAATTTAAAGACCAATACGCGGAGTATGTTCGTACAGGTAATTCAGAGCTCGTTCATCCTCAATTTGCGGAGATTTTAGACTCCACTGGAGGTATTCCCCTCTATCAAGAACAGCTAATGAAAATGGCTGTTGAAGTAGGGTTTACCCTTGATGAAGCGGAGCAACTAAGAAGAATCGTTGGGAAGAAGAAGGTGGATCAGATGCCCACGTGGAGAGAGAAGATTTCTCAGAAGGTTGAAGAAAACCGTTTGACAAACGCATGGACGGGACACCGCGGAGATGAGATTGCAGATGTATTATGGCAGGTAGCGGAAGATAGTGCTAATTATTCTTTTAACAAATCTCATTCCATTAGTTACGCTATTCTTTCGGTGTGGACGGCCTATATGAAGTTTAACCATCCTCAGCATTTTTACATTGCTCTTTTAAAAATGGCTAAACACGAAGCCGACCCTTTCGATCAAGTCAACAAGGTGGCACGCGAATTAAATTATTTTGACATGAAACTATTGCCCCCTGATTTGGCCAAATCTAAGATGGACTTTAGCATCGAAGGGAAAGATATTAGATACGGGTTAAATTGCATCAAAGGGGTGAGCGAAAAAAGCCTTCAGTCAATTGTTGATTTCCGTCAATCTGAAATTTCTAATAAGTTTGATGTTTTCTTGGCAGCGAAAGACGCAAAGATTAATATTGGGGTATTGTCTGCGCTGATTCAAGCTGGGGCGCTCACCTCTTTTGGGAATAGCCGCAGTCGTATGGTGCTGGAGTCACAAGCCTTTAACCTTTTGACTGATCGAGAAAAAAGAAACTTTATAGCGCTTGGCCCAAAGCATAGTTACGACATGTTGAGTATTCTAGGAACCGAAGTCTTGAAAAATAAAAGTGTCGGGGACGATAACAAACCCTTGATGAAAGAAAGCCGCACTGAAACTTTCCTTAAAAAATATAGGCCCTATAAAAATATTTATGATCAAAATAAAAGTTTTGAAAAATTTGCCAATTGGTATTTTGAAAATCAGCTTTTAGGCTATTCCTATAGTCACACGTTGCGAGATGTGTTTAAAAACGAGTCTCGCAACCTGATGAATTGTTACGAAGTGTGTTCTACGCACCCCAACGAAGGTGTAAAGTTTGTAGGGGTAGTTAAGGATTGTAGTCGGCGCTTGGTAAGTAGAAACAATAGGCGTTATATTAGAATAAGCGCAGCCGATGAAGTAGGAAGAATAGATTGTTTGTTTTTTGACCCCAAACTAGAAAGATATTTAGAGGAAAAAGGGGCGCCAGAAAAGGACAATATCGTGACCATTGTAGGTAAAAAGTCGGATGACATTGTGTTTGTTGATGATATGAAGATTCTAGACGGGCGAATTTACATGAAGCTATCAGACGTAAAATGATCACAGAAGATATCAATTTCACCCCTCGTTCCCAGAAGTTACTTCAAGCAACCAAACGTATTGCTATGGCTTTTGGGCATGACGAGATTCTTCTGGCACACCTTTTTGCTGCCTTTTTTGAACTGAAGCAAGCCAAATCTCTTGTTATCGCTAAAGATCTTGGGTTAGATTTGGACGCCTTAAGAAAAACCTTATATGAAGAGATTCTAGAAAAGTTACCTAATGAGGGGGTGGCGCCCGAGAAGATTAAGCTTTCTCAAATGATTGTGGCCATTCTAAAGCAGTCTACCGAAATTGCTTCTGAGTTTAAGCATGGCTGGGTGAGCGTAGACCACATATTCTTAGCTCTTCTGGATAATTTTGAGCGGTGGCCCTCAAAACTTCACAGTTTATTCAGAATTGACTTAACAGAGGTTTTTACCCAAATTGTTACCTACTTGTCCGACTCTGAAGTAGTAGAGGCTTCTCCAGATCACCCCAATATTTTCCAGACGGAGAGTACTGGAGATTTTAAGCTGCTTCGAAAATATGCAAGCAACTTGACCGAAAAAGTCTTACATGGAAAAATTGATCCTGTTTTTGGAAGAGAAGAGGAGATAGCTAAGCTAGAAGATATATTAAACCGTCGAAAAAAGAATAGCGTTATTTTGTTAGGTGAGGCCGGTGTTGGCAAGACCTCGATAGTGGAGGGGTTAGCACAGCGCATTGTAAGCGGTGAAGCGCCTTTGTTTCTTCAGAATAAAATTATTTTTAATTTAGATTTAAATACTGTTGTGGCTGGGACAAAGTATCGCGGAGAATTTGAAGATCGCTTGACCAAAATAATACAAGAAGCTAAAGACCCCAATGTTATACTTTTTGTGGATGAGATTCACACCATCGCGGGAGCCGGAGACGCAGAGGGCTCCCTTGACGCTGCCAACATCCTTAAACCGGCTCTCTCCAGTGGGGACGTTACAGTTATAGGGGCTACGACCCATGCCGAGTATCGCAAAAAATTATTTCAAGACAAGGCTCTACATCGTCGCTTTGAGCAAATTTTTGTAGAAGAACCCACGAAAGAAGAAACCTTAAGGATACTCCATCAAAAAAAAGGAATTTATGAAGAATTTCATTACGTTTCAATTAGCGACGAATTATTAACAGACATTGCCAATTATGCTGAAGAATTTTTAACCAATAGTCAGTTCCCTGATAAAGCTATTGATTTATTGGATTTAGTATGTAGTCATGTCAAGGTTAAAAAAATTAAAAAACCTTCGGCCCTTCAGAAGCTTGAAAAGCAATTTGTCGGACACATGACGAAGAACGACAAGTCCCACGAGGAACAAAGCATTCTTTTTGAAGAGATTAAAAAAGGCGCAAGCGAATGGAGCAAAGGGCTTTCTAAAAAGAGATATAAAATAGCCAAACGAGACTTGTTGGAAATCCTATCTCGCAAAACAGGTATCCCTTATCATGATTTTGCCCAATCAGTATCCCAAAAATACCTAAACCTAAGCAAAAACCTAAAGAAGCTCGTGGTTGGTCAACCTGATGCTATCAACTCAATTTCGCGATGCCTCCTAAGGCACAAAAGCGGTCTTCGCGATACAGGGCGTCCCATTGGGAGCTTAATGTTCTTAGGCCCAACGGGGGTTGGAAAAACCTATGTTGCTAAATGTTTAGCTAAGCATTTTTTTAAAAGCAAAAACAATTTTATCCATTTAGATATGTCAGAATTTTCTGAGAGCACTAGCGTTGCAAAACTAATTGGCTCCAGCCCGGGATATGTAGGGTTTAAAGAAGGGGGTCTTTTGGTAGAAAAGATGTCTAAAAACCCCAACTCTGTGATACTCTTTGATGAGATAGAAAAAGCGCATCCAAAGGTGTGCCATATTTTACTTCAAATACTTGAAGAGGGTCGCCTCCGCGACTCCCAAGGAAGAGACGCTAATTTCTGTAACAGCATCATTATAATTACTGGTAACATTGCGTCTAAAAGACTAGCCCAAAAGCAATCATTGGGGTTTGGGGCGAATGTAGCGTCGGAACGCTTGTCAGATGCCAAGAAAGAGCTGAAAAAAGTGTTGCCCTTAGAGCTTATCAATAGATTTGATGACATTATTTTCTTCAAGGAGCTTTCGGATGACAGTCTTAAAACTATAGTGGGCCACGAGCTTCAAAAACTAATAGATAATGCCACTAAAAATGACATTATTCTCGATTTTGACCCTAATATTGAGGATTTTATTGTGGACAACATTGGAGACTCTTCTTTTGGGGCGCGCCTTATCAAACGAGAGATTCAAAATAAGATAACCGACGAACTTTCCTTAGAGTTTATCAAAAACCCTCATACTAAAAAGTATCGTGTACGCTATGATAAAAATCAAGACAAAATTAATGTAAATTTTTGATTTAGAGTGTATAATATTACTAATTATGGAAGCTTTAAAAGGCAAGAAGACTTATTTTACGGCCGGAGCGGCGATTTTGACGGCTCTGGGGGCATATTTTGCAGGTGAGGCCGATCTAGGGGTTATGATACAGTCTGTATTTGCAGCTCTTATGGTTGTGTTTCTGCGTCATGGCGTTTCCTCTGAGGCGGAAAAGGCAGCACCAGATAAACCAGCAGCTTAATTTTCGCTATGGCCCTTAACAGCACACCATGTCAAGTCAATAGCGGCACTACTATTGCTGATCCGGGTACAACCACGGATGGCTTTGAGGTTAAAACCAAAAGAAATATTTATATTGTCGCCGCTACTGCTGCATTTACGGCTAACAGTGTCGCTTGCAATCCTGCGACGGTTCAGGGGGTTAATTTTGGAAACAACCCTTTCTTGGTGACAGGTGCTGTTTCTGGTGCTACGGCTGGTACTATTTGGTATTACATTCAGTAATGCCACTACCAACAAAGCGTACTGACGAACCTCGCGATAAGTTTATCTCTCGCTGCATGAGTGACGAGATGATGAATGCGGAATTCAAGGACCCCAAGCAGCGGGTGGCTGTTTGCAATAGTCAGTTTGAGCAACGAAAAAAGAGCAAAGGCACAGCTAGTTGGGACGATGCCCGTAAAGGTGACATATTAGGACTTTTATAATAGAGTAATTTTTACTTGACTTTTTTAGTTAAAACCATAGTATTTTTATATGAGTTCGAACTTAAGTACTGAAAGTCCCGCTGATACCAGTGGTAATGTGGGCACAGGAGGCACCCTCAAGGATCTCAAGACTGATTTTGCCAATTTGTTAATCAATCGGGTTACTTTGGGCGAGTGCTTGAACGTTATCCGTGACGCTTGTGTCGCAAGAGCTGGCGACCTAGTCGACGAAGCCGACGAAGCGACATTAGAAAATATTAAAAAGGATGTAGCTGCCTTTGGTTCTGCCGGGTCTGCGGGCGAGGCAGGGGAAAGTCCTCCGGTAAACGTGGGGGATGGTAGCCCTTCTTCTGTTTCTCCTGAGACTAGTGGCGATGCTGGGACTAGCGGCGATGCTGGGACTAGCGGCGATATTGGCGCTAGTGTGGACGAATCTGCCGAATCAACTAGAGAGAGAATTGAGCGCCGAGCAGCTGAGCGCGCTGCTGAAGGCGACGCCTCAACCAGTGAAGTTCCAACCGGTCATTTTGCTGGCAACGCTTAGTTATTTGTTGTAAAGTTATTAACTTCCAAGCCACACTTTAGTGTGGCTTTTTTGTGGAATAAGAGAGAGAAGATTATATAATCAGGCACAATGAACGTAGCTATTTACAAGCCCAACGCCAAGCAAACCGGTAATGCTTTTAATTTTCAGATTTCTACCAAAAAAGATGTCACCTTCTATGTAAACGCTATCCAGCAACACAGTTGGAATGCGAAAACCAAGACCGGCTCTTTTGTGCAAAACAGAGAAGATCCCGATAAGAATATTAGTTTTAAATTAAACGAATTTGAACTTGGGGAAATGCTATCAGCATTCGAAGGGCGTTATGCGTGGGACGCCTTTCATTCTTTCAACGATAATAAAACCATTATTAAGCTTGCCCCATGGGACAAAAAGCGCACCTCTAAAAGTAAAGATGGCGAGCAGTCTTTTGTTGTTCCGGCATTTGGAATTTTAGTAACACGCAACGGAAATCAAACCTTTAGGCTTCCTTTGGAGCCGGGTGAAGTGGAAGCTCTAAAAAGATTGATTTATAAATACTTTGATATTTTATTCCAAAACAGAGAATTTCAAAGTAAGGACAATACGGCCGACGGCCACCGCCCTTCGCCCAAAAAGAGCGCTCCGACCAAAGCCGAAAAAGCCCCCCCTCCTGAAGAAGAAGACGATGACGCGCCATTTTAAGTGTAAATTATGATGCCCAATTTACGGGAATACATGGAAGAAGAAAATAAAAAAAATATGAGTAACAAAGAAAATTTACCCGAGGGTGTATATGAGGCTACCCTAGAAGAGCCCCAGTCCGCACCTCAAGAAGAAACCACAGAAGAAACCACAGAAGAGGCTACAGAAGAGGCTACGTTTGACGCTGAGGCCTTTACAGATGACGACCTAGGGGTAGACATCCCTGATATTCCGCTGCCCTCAGAGGCCCCTCCAGAGGACAAGGTGGAGGACAAATTTGAGTCTGCTTATAAGTTTGCCATTGTCGGGGTAGGTCAAGGCGGTTCGAGATTAGCTGAAACCTTTTGGAAGTTGGGGTATAGGCGAGTTGCTGTGATTAATACCGCTCCTCAAGATCTAAAATCCGTTAAGGTTCCTGTTGCAAATAAACTTTTAGTTGGAGGCAAGGGAGCAGGAAAGGATCGCAAAGTAGCTGAAGATATCTTTAAAGAAAGTCGAGAAGATATTCTAGATTTTCTTAAACGAACTTTTAAAGGGGGTTTCAATAGGGCTTTAGTATGTATTGGAGCCGGTGGAGGCACGGGTGCGGGAGGTGGTCCTATTGTGATAGATATTGTTCACGACCTTTGTCAGACCTATGGTATAGAAAATGCAGATACAGATGCTCGTGTTGGGGCTGTAGTTGCCCTTCCCACTCGAGCTGAAGGTTCTAAAGTTCAATCCAACGCAAAACAAACAGCGGAGGCGTTAATCAATTTTTCTCAGAAAGGCACCCTTTCGCCGCTTATCATTTTAGACAACGAGAGAATCAAACAAATTTATCCTAAATTATCTGTCAACAAGTTTTGGGGTACCGCAAACACGAGCATTTGTTCTTTATTTCATTTGTTTAACAAGATTGCGTGTCAGGATTCCCAATACACGGCTTTCGATAGCGCAGACCTTGATACTGTTTTTTCATCTGGCATTATATCTTTCGGGGCCGTTCCGGTCTCTCGTGAAGGCGAAGCTATTGAGGAGACGGATATTAGCTATGCTGTTAGAGATAACTTGAAGAAAAATATTTTAGCCAACATTGAAGTTTCCACGGGGAACGTGGCAGCATGCGTAGTCATAGGAGACCGCCAAACTCTCGACAACACAGCTCAAGAAAGCTTGGAACATGGCTTCGAGCAATTAAGTCGCTTGCTAGGAGAGGGTTCCACCGTTCATCGGGGTATTTATCATACTCCCAAAAAAGGATTGGTAGTTTATACCATTATAGGCGGCATCAAGGCCCCTGAACAATTATTTGATTACCATTTGTAATTTTTCATGGACCGAAAAAAGAAGATTCTCATCCACAGTAATCACTGCAAGGCTTTTACTGGGTTTGGGAAGCACAAGAAAAATCTTTTAAAATATTTACATAAAACTGGTAAATATGAAATAGTAGAGCTTTCTAATTCTAAACACAAAAACGAGCTGCCCAACACCCCGTGGAAGTGTCATGGCACTCTCCCCAATAACAAGAAAGTATTGATGGAAATTGCCAAGGATCCCAACAGACAGCGTAACGCCGGTTACGGCCATGAATTAATCAATGAAATAATAGAAGAAGAAAAGCCCGACATTTATTTAGGGATAGAAGATATTTGGGCTTTTACAGGGTTTACCTCCCGAATATGGTGGGATAAAATCAATTCTATCATTCATACCACCTTGGATAGTGTGCCCCTTCTTCCCGAATCTATCCAAGCGGCTCCCAAAATCAAACACTATTTTGTGTGGGCTTCCTTTGCGCAACGAGAGCTCGAAAGAGTGGGGCATACACATATTAAAACCGTGAGAGGTTCATTGGAAACTAAAAGTTTTTTTAAACTTGAAGATAAGGATCGAGCGATATTGCGAGAGAAGTTTGGACTGACTAAGAATTTTGTCATTGGGTTTGTTTTTAGGAATCAACTTAGAAAAAGCGTTCCCAACCTACTGGAAGGTTTTAAAAAATTTAAGTCCGCACATCCTGCCGCCGACCCCAAACTTTTGTTGCACACCCATTGGTCGGAAGGATGGGATATTCCAACCCTTATTAAAGAAAAAGGGTTGGATAATAATGATATTGTTACAACTTATTACTGTCCCCAATGTAAACAATATTCCGTTAAGCCCTATGAGGGACAAGGAGGAGAGTGCCCTTCGTGCTACACGAAAAACTCTCTCAATACAACCAACATTAAAGACGGTGTTTCTGAAAAACAGCTTAATGAAATTTATAATTTAATGGATGTTTATTGCCATCCGTTTACCAGTGGTGGCCAAGAAATTCCCATTCAAGAAGCTAAGCTCACAGAACTTATTACATTAGTAACCAATTATTCCTGCGGAGAAGATTCGTGCGTTCCAGAGAGCGGAGGACTTCCTTTGGAATGGGCGGAGTATAGGGAGCCGGGAACCCAATTTGTGAAAGCCTCTACATCGGCCACTTCGATTTGTGAACAATTAAAAGTTGTCTATAATATGGACCACAAAGAACGCGAAATTTCTGGAAAACAAGCTCGAGATTTTGTAATTAATAATTATTCTATTGAAGTGGTGGGTAAGTTTTTTGAAGATTTGTTCGACGAACTGCCCCTTATTGATTGGGAAAAAATAGACCTTGATGTTACCAACGAAGAAAAGAGAGACCCAGATTATCGGCCTAATAAAGACATGGGTAATAGCGAATGGTTGTTAGATATATACAAAAACGTTCTCAAAATGAGTGTGGATACGACCGATAACGGTTATAAATACTGGATGAATGAATTTATTAGAGGCAAAGACCGTCAGGCCATTCTTGATTTTTTCTGCCATACAGCTCGCAAAGAAAACAGCGAGCTTTTTAAAAAAACCCTAAAGGAAACAGTGGAACTAAGCCGTCCCAATAAAAGAATTGCTTACGTTATGCCCGAGCATGAAGAAGATGTTTTTTTAAGTTTGAGTATTGTTAATTCTCTCAAGAAGCTTTATCCTGAGCACGATATTTACTTCTTTACGATGACGAAGCACTTTCAGCTGGTGGACGAATGTGCCGCTATTTATAAAGTTTGTGAATTTTTTCCTGAAATGGATGATTGTTTTTATTTTGAAGGAAGAGCAGATGAAGAGGGTCTATTCGAAATGGCCTTTTTGCCATGGCTAGAAACTAAAAGAGCTTTGAATTATACTCGCCATGGTAAAGACAAGTTACAGTTTGACCTCAAATGAACATTCTCGAAAAATATAGCGTCAACTGTGGAGTAAAAATTGGGCGCGCTAGCCCCGCTTCTTCTTATTTTCCCCTGAAGGACCAGCGCTACATCGTGATTGACGACCGAAACAAATACAGTAGCAATATATATGAGCTTTTTTCTGACGTGTTGGCTCATATCCAAAAAAGCCTCGATGAAAAAAACATTAAAGTATATAGTTTTAATATAAACGAAAAAAATTTACTCCCCGGGACGCAGCCCTTTGTTAACTTAACAAAAAAACAAGAGGCCTACCTTATCAAAAATTCTATGCTTACAGTTTCATGCGACAACCTTTCTGTTTATTACGCTTCCGCTTTGAATGTGCCAAGTATTGGCCTTTATTCAGCTTACCCAGCCGCTTGTACAGAGCCCCTGTGGGGCACCAAGCACACTTCCATTGAAAGTGATTGGTTGGGACGCCTTCCTTCCTATGGGGTAGAGGAAACCCCTAAGGCTATCAATTTTATCAAACCGGAACAAGTAGCTTTAGCAATTTTAGATAAATTAGGCCTTCCTCCTACCTTTAGCGTGGAAACCATATATATGGGAGATCTTTATCCTACTAAAATTGTTGAAGTGATTCCCGATTTTACTACGGCGCTGGATTTCCTGCAGGGTAGAGCTATTAATTTACGGGCTGATTACCATTTTAACGAGGAATTGGTTGTTCATTGGCTTCAGGGCCGTGTCGTGAATCTGTTAATCGATCGCCCCATTAGTGTGAACTTATTAAAATATTTCAAAAAAAATATAGCGCAGTTGACTGTCAATATTAACGAAAGCTTTTCGGAAGAATATTTGACCGAAGCTAGATCTACGGGGGTTCCTTTGGAAATTTTCTGCGAAAACAAAGAGCAATTGACCGATTTTAGATTTAAATTATTTGATTTTGACATAGAAGAAAGTATCTTCAAGTCTAAAACAGACCTTGATGAAAGTATAAATAAATTTAATAAAAACACTCAATTTTTGTCTGGTAAAATTTTAATTAGCGAAGGTCAAAAATATTCATGTCTTGAAGCAAAAAAGCAAAAAAAAGTCTTGACAGGAGACCCCGAAGTAGTGTATGATACACAAGACTTTTGGAAGGAACTGGATCACTACAGACTTTTTAACAATATATGACATATAAGCGAAACGAAGAAGGGCTTCTCACAGGGGTAGACTACAAATTCAACGACGACGGTTCAGTAGACTGGCGCGCCATGATCGACCCGAAACACCTTTACCCCAATAAGGGATGGTTTGAGTCTCGTGGAGAACCAATGCCGCGCTCTTCAGAAGGTTTGGCTGACCATCAACTCTTGATCAAACTGTCAGGCATTAAAGAGTTGGCTAAGTTACGAGGGTTTGATGGTGTTCGTTATGAAGTTATTAAATGCGAGAAAGATCATGTTGCTATCAAATGCCACATAGCTTGGATACCAAATTTTGAGTCCGGCATGTATTACTCTCTTAAAGAGGGGCACGAAAATTACTTTAATAGCCGAGTGGCATTTGAGGATATCGCAAACGCAACAATTGACAACACTAGCAACTTTGCTCAGAAGTTTTTGGAGACGATCGCTGCCAACCGTGCCTTTGTGCGCTGTGTTCGTAATTTTTTGAACGTTCATATCGTTGGGGCCGACGAAATAGATAGCTCCCAAGGGGCCTCAGTTCCTTCGGCGCCCCAAGAAACCAAACGTCCTGAAAAACTATCTCCCATCAACTTACTAATGGAAAAAGTAGACCTTGGGCCGGAAGATTTTTCTACCTTTAGAGACATTTTGCGCGGCCTATGGAAGAGCAAACAGTATCAAAATGAAAAAACAGGCGAGTGGGAAAGTTGGGATGACATTCCTAAGCGCGAAGTAGTTAAAATTTTAGGAGTCATTGAATAATGTATTTATTTTGTATTGTTTTTGCCTCTGCCGTTGCCCTGTGGCTTATGAACAGAAAAGGCAACGAAGATGACGATAACGGGAATATTTGGAACTAATATTCAAAACCCTGTGAATCAAAAAAATTTTTCAAAACGAATTAAAACAATAGTGGACTATATATATTGTGAAACTAGATTTATGAATATCAATGTAATAAACAGAACGTCAACCCAAAAGGTTGCCCTTAAGGTATGTGAAGAAAAGCGCCCCCAATTCACAAGAGTATCGCCGATTTGGCTTGACAAGCTCAACAAGGACGTTATACTTCTAATAGAAGATAGAATCTTACATAACACTAGCAAACAAAAAACATTAAGATAAAATATGAATAAGAATATGGACAACAACACCAAGGAATCCGAATGGAAAAAGCGTGAGCGCGGAGCGCTCTGGAAGAAGGAAGGCAAAAGCCAGAACTACCTGACAGGCGTCATTAAAAGCTTAGACGACATGGGACAGGAGGTAAAAAGCAAGGTTATTGTTTTTGCTAACAAGAACAAGACGAGCGAGAATGCCCCCGACTTCATTATCTATGAGTCGAAAGAGATGCCCCAAACAGAGTCATCGGATACCACTTCTACAACTGGCATGGACATGGGTGGTGGTGCAGACACAAACGAAGAAATCCCAGCTTTGTTGAAGTAAAATGACAAACACTCTTTTATCCGAACAAATCTCAAATATGGCGGATACGCTGGTTTCCTATAAGCCCAAATTTGGGAGCGAGGAAGATCTGGAAGAATACATTTACTCCGTTAACGAAGCGGTTCTTGATTTAGAAAAAGTACAAGAACAGTTAGGTGAATAAGCGAATCGATTGGATTAGGTATGCCCTTGACCTTGCTAAGGTAGCTGCTACTCGCAGCGAAGATCCTCATGTTAAGGTCGGGGCCACTATCTTGCGGAAAGACCACTCTGTAGCCTCTCTAGGCTACAACGGAGTACCCTCTGGAATTAATATCAAATGGGCGGACCGTAACGAACGGCGCAAACGGGTGATTCACGCAGAAATTAATGCGTTGCGATATATTAGGCCTGACGAGGGCCACATTTTAGCATGTTGCTTGTCTCCTTGCAGGCATTGCATACAGGCAATCGCATCTTATGGTATTAAGATTGTATGTTACGAGGAAGAATACGATAAAGATGAATTTGCTTTTGAATTAGCGAAAGAATTTGGTGTGAGTTTGTGTAAATATGTCGAAGGCATATATGACCAATGAAAGTTATCTGCAAACTGCGCGAAACAAACATGGAGGCTGCCCACGATAAAATCCCGGGGTATTTTGAAGGGGAAATCCAAGGCAACGGTATTTTTAAAATTACCTTGAGTGACGGCAAAAAATACGTTCTTGATTCTAAAAATACAATTTTTACTTCTGATAAGTTTTTATTAGAGGGGCACATTGCCAACGATCAAGAGTTTTTAGGCCGCGCAGTGATAGAGGTATGCGCGTTTATATGATGTGCATCATTTTATCCTACAATTGGAAAAAAATATCTCTCCGGACGACTGTATGGTTGCTTTGGACGATTTTATATCTAGCATCATTGACTACCACGTTTACAACCCCTCCCCTTCCCTAGAATATTTATTTTCTGAAAAGTCCCTTCTAATGCAACAGTTGACCTCCAAAATGAAACATATGCAAACAAATAATCACATTTTTTTAGTTATCTCCGAATAAAATGTTGACATTTCTCATTTTTAAGTTAAAATTTTTACATAGAAAACATTGATATGAGCCCGATATTAGAAACAGAAACGGATGCTCCAGCGATGCTGGTTAGTGCAATCGAATCAGCCAACTCCGAACAAGTGGACACGCTGTGGAGCATTTTAAAGTACAAAGAAATTGGTATCTTCAGAAAGATTAAGTGCATGACTCACGTCTTAGGGCTGGATTTTACTCAAGTAGTTGAGGACTTGCCTAAAGACGATGAGGGACGCGTTTTAGACTATAAGACGCGCCACATGATTCACGACATTTTAATCAAAGTATCTTAAAAAATGACTGATATTACACCTCAGGACGTTGGCTCTTATATCGTAAGAGATAAGCGTGGCACCTACATGAGCGGCTATAGCCAGAAGCTGGGCGAGCAAAAAGCTCGGTTGTGGGCTCGAGATTGCGCTAAGCGATCAAAAGGAGTCCTTTATTTTCGTCAAAACGAAGGGGAGGCTGAAGAGGAGCTTGAAAGTTTCTTGGCCCCTCCTTTCAAAAAAAGAATCTAAACAATTGCGCGCTTTTATTCACTTGGCATCTTCCTCATTGGGGGACACCTTAGGATGGATGCCTCAGGCAGAGGAATATAGGCTTACAAATAAAAGTGAGGTGGATATCAGGGTAACCCCTCGTTTGGTGGACTTGTTTGTTTCTGTTTATCCCTTTTTAAATTTTGTTCCCGAGAAAAAAGGAAACTATGAGGCTTCTTTCTCTATCGGCTGCCACACGCCTAACGATTTCACAACTCCCCTTATTCAAGTAGCAACAGAGTGTCTCGGCCTTCCGTTCCAAGAAATTAAACCCCAAATATCCCTTCCTCCAAATTTAAAAAACAACTTTAGAAAAAAATATGTTTGCATTGCCACCCAATCCACAGCCCAATGTAAATATTGGAACAATCCGACGGGGTGGGACCAAACAGTTGATTATTTACAAAGCCTAGGGTATGATGTTGTCTGTATAGATGAGTATGCACGATTTGGCACCGAAGCACACTGGAACGATACGCCAGCTCATTCGATCAGGAAAAATAAATTTGACGATGACCCTGATATTCCACTCACGGAACGTATTAATGATTTGTATTTTTGTGATTTTTTTATTGGGCTTGGTTCAGGACTTTCGTGGCTGGCGTGGGCACTCAATAAGCCTGTTGTACTAATATCGGGGTTCTCTGCCCCTAAGGCTGAATTTTATACTCCCTATCGGGTAATTAACGAAAATGTTTGTAATTCTTGCTGGAACGATATGGAATGCATGCCGTTTGATACTGGTGATTGGATGTGGTGCCCTCGACACAAGGGAACTTCTCGTGAATTTGAATGCAGTAAAGAAATAACTTTTGAAATGGTTAAAAAACAAATAGACCGGCTGTTATGAAAATCAAAGCACATTGCCCTTTCTTGGGTCACACGGGGTACAATGCGCACACCCGAGGTTTCTTTACTGCCCTTAGCAAAGTGATTGATTTGCGTGTTGATAATTATACTTGGTGTGATGATCGCCACAATTATCTTAGCGCAACGCAAAAAAGAATTGTTTCGGAGATTACCTTGACGGGAGCCAAAGGACAGGAAAACCAATATCCTCCCGATTGGAAAGAAGAAATAGAAGATTTTCAATATGATGTGGATATTGTGTTGCACGAACATAACCATAAGCATTTTTGGAGGGATTACAAAAAGCCCAAAATAGCATATACTGTTTGGGAAACAGATAGGTTTGATGCTAATTTTTTTAAAAAACTCCTCGAATACGAGGAGCTCTGGGTGCCATCGCAATGGCAAAAAGATTGCGCTATCGAACAGGGTTACCCCTCCCAACGGGTTAACATCGTTCCGGAAGCAGTAGAACCTGATTGTTTACCTAGCCCCAATATAAGCCCAGACGATTCTATTTTTACTTTTTGTCTACTTGGGAGGTGGGATCACCGTAAATCAATAACCGAAATTTTACAGTGTTTTATTGAATTGTTTGGCAATAATCCCAAGGTGCAGCTGATAGCTTCAATAAACAACCCTTGTGCTACTGACAATCTTTCCACAAAAGAGCGAATGGAGAAAATGGGATGGGGAGACGTTAATAATATTATCCTTAAGTCTTTTCCTGATAGAAAGGAGTATATTGAAATTCTCCAAAGTAGCCACGTTTTTTTGTCTTGCGCGCGTTCCGAGGGATGGAATATCCCCCTGATCGAAGCAATGGCGTGTGGCACACCTTCCATATATAGTGATTGTTCTGGCCAAACAGAATTCGCCCAAGGCAGAGGCATCCCTATTCGTATTTTAGGCAAAGAGTTGGCTCGCGCAGGAACCACTGCGGTTGCTAGTCAATTTACTTCGGATATGCCCGGCCATTATTTTAGCCCAGATTTTGGGCATCTGAAAAAGAAAATGCAGTATTGCATAGATAACTATGACGAGCTTAAGACGAAAGCTCTCAAGGAATCGGTAGAGATTAGATCCCAATATACGTGGGCAAATGCTGCCCTTATTGCTTCGAAGCATTTAGAAAACTTTGCTTCTACTTATAAGGTTTCCCCTTCTTCCAATAAAAGGAACGTTCATGTCCTCCTAAGCGCTGATGATAATTATTTAAAATACGCTACAAGCTGTATAGCGTCTATCAAAAAACATTCTAATTATAATATAGTTTTATATGGGTACGATACAGATTTTCAAGGGCGCGCTACACCCCTTGATGTTGAAATTCGGCGTTTGCGCCGGTGGCCCCTAGCAAAAAACGGTCAAGATCTAGGGATTATGGGCTCACGCATTTCTATGTGTTTAGATGCTCTGGCGCAGAGGCCGCATGATTTGTTTATTGTTGTTGATTGCGATATGGTTGCAGTTAAAGATTTAGATTCATTTTTCAGCCAACAGTTTGATCGGCTGGAAAACTACCCGCTTCACCTAACATACAAGCATGATAACCTTATTCACTTTAACATTAAACCGGATGGCTCTAAGACTGAAAAGGGGCACGGTGACGAAGCCGCTTCCGTCTTTGGCATAAAGGAGAGAGGGTGCAATCTAGACCATCCTGTTAATTTTACTATTGCCCATGGAATTTTTGTTTTTGACAAAAAGTCTAAACCCTTTTTGACTGAGTTGCTCGACTTGTCAGTAGACGCCCTAAGCAAAGAACCGTCTTATCTTGTTGATGATTTAGCTCTAGAGTCCGAAAGAATAGAAAATGCATTGTTTTGGAAATATGGCTTTATGAAGCACCTTCCCCTTTCTTGGGTTTCCCGCGACGAAGATAATGATTTTCTTAAGCCAGAACTCAAAAAGTATATCAACGAAGGGTTTGATATCGTTTATACCCATAAGGACCGGCGCTCCTATGACATTCGTCCAGAGCAGGTTTTGTTTTTGCATGGCAAGTTTTCGGTGCCTATTTTATCTAAATTAATGATCGTTGCTCATCCGGATGATGAGACTATTTTTGGATTCACTGAACTCAATGTGGATAACAAGTGGAAGGTTGTCTGTGTTGCCCCGGATGCTCGCCAAGAAGATTTTTGCAAGGCCATGCGTTTTTATGGTATTAATAACTATGAAATATGGGACTTTCATTCTTCCCTCACAACCGACGTCCCCCATCCCCTTTTAGATAAAAAAATAAAGAATTTGCTTGGAGAAAAAAGATGGGATAAAATTGTAACCCATAATCCCGTTGGGGAATATGGCCACCGTCAGCATAAAAATATTTTTGATGTAGTCCAAAAACACTGTGATGATTTTTACGTATTTTGTAAGACTCCCAACCCACTTAGCGCCTCGGAATTAGAACGCAAGCGCGAAGCACTCAACATATATGAATCAGAAGATATTATTTCCCAGCTCGAGCAACTAAATGGGGACTGGTTTATATGTAATGATATGTCTACTAATTACATTGAATACGGAAGCGTAGAAAAATATGACGCGTCCAAAGACACCTCTCCTTTTATTAACTGCTACGACAAAACCAGCACCCCTAAAAAGAAAGGGTTAAAAGAGGTTTTTTTGATTACGAGCTATTGTGATACCGACGAAAAAATAAAAGCCCTTCAGGGGTGCCTTGATAATTTAAAATCTTTTGATATTCCTATATGTTTTCATGATGCTTACGGGCTAAACGATCCCCCACAGGTAGATTACTATATTAGAGACACATCCAACCCTATGCCGGACCTTTATGCCAGAAGTCTCTATACGTGCAAGGAGATATGTCCTAACGTAATTATTAATAGCCATTCGTTAGATTATGGGGCTGCAGCGATGCATCAAGCCAAGACCGGAATTTTATATTTAGACTCCTTGGGGTATGAATTGGTTCATCTTTTAAATTATGATGTTTTTGTAGATTATGATTTTTTCACACAAACATGTCAACCCCTTGCATACAATAACAATGTGGTGTTTTACCGGTGGGGAGACACCCGCGATAGGGGGCTTAATAGTGGCTTTTACAGTATGCAGACAAAAGCATGCAAGGAAACGTTGAGTTCTATGAGCATCGCTGATTATATAGCACAAGTTCCTCCTGACGGCCATTTTGAAGATTACCTAGAAAAGAAAATATCCAACTCGGATATTCTTAATATAGAAACCGTCCCTTTTGAAACCTATAAGAATTTGATTTATGATCAAATGAGTACCTTTTGTGGCCCTAAAAAAGAAAGAGATGGGACGTTTGATTTTTTAAAGGTTTTTGAGCAATGGACCTCCAATCAAGCTCATTTTTGGCTAGGAAGAAAGAAATCTCTTGATACCCCAGAAAACGGGGTTATATCTGTGATATTCTATGACATCAAGGAAAATTTTAACGCAACCTTAATTGTTAATGGGCAAACTTTTGATAAATTTGTATGCGCCCCTCATGGAGAGGAGTATTTTTTGCTAGAATCTACCATTAGTGGTAATGATGCCCATTCTGCGTCTGTCTTAATTGACGGGGAAGTTGCCCTTCCTGAAAATAATGATTGCATTGCTTTAAATAGCATTGAATTTATCGATCATAATTAATGAAAAACAAAATACTACTACCACTTATTACCTACGGGGGTACATGTCATACTGAATTTGCGATGGGAGTAATGGGTACTTTATTGGAAGTGCAGCGGCGAGGCGATATTGATATGGTTATTTCTCCTATCGTTTTTGAGAGTTTAATTAGCCGAGCACGTAATGCGGCAGCTGCTTGGGCGTTGTCTAGTGATTATAGTCATTTGTTGTTTATTGATTCAGATATTGGTTTCGATCCTCAAGATGTTTTTAAGTTGATAGAATCCGATCAAGATGTAGTGGTGGGAGTTTATCCTAAAAAATATTACAGTCGCCAGAAAATGGAGGCGTTAGCAAAACATTCTCCTCACGTCTTCAATGATAAAGAAGAATGGAAGTCTCTTGCTACCGACTTCTCTACTGAATTTACTCCTGCGTGTTTCGAAAAGGCCAAAAGAGGGGAAATGTTTGAGGTGAATTACGCAGCGACGGGCTTCATGTTAATTAAAACAACTGTTTTCAGAAAAATCATTGACAAGCGCCCCGATTTGAAGTACACTAATGACGTGGATGGCTACATGTCAGCAGATCCAGATACTTTTTATGATTTTTTTCCAGTTGGAGTGAACCCCTCAAATAAAAAATACGAAAGCGAGGATTACGGATTTTGTCAATTGTGGCGATCTATAGGGGGTAAAATTTATGTTATGCCGGGCATTAAGCTTCAACATACCGGAAGAAATCATTATCCCGGGGATATAGGGGCCCAAGCCGGTTTATTTGTAGCCAAATAATTTTATCATGTCGAAACAAAACAAACACAAGCACACGGCCAGACGCCCCCACCTTCAAGGTCGTTCAGGCGGTCAACGACATTCGTCCTGCAGAAAAGACAAGAAAACCAATCAAATGACTCTCGCCGAAGTTCAAAAAAAGATTGAGTTCTTAAAAGGGCGCAATGAATACAATAGCGGCAACAAATACGCTAACGACTTAACGGACAGATTTTTAGAGCTATTAAACAAAAATGAAAGACCAACTACTTAATACTATCGCCGTACATAACGTAAGCCAATATCACCACGCTAAAACTAACTTAGATAATTACTTAGCTAATCCCGCGGCTATTGGAGAACACCCCGACATTGTCACCGAAGCAATTAAGCTCGTAGAAACTATGGAGGCAGCGGAATCCAACCTTCAAACACTAAATGCGGCCTATGGAACCGACTATACAACAGCAATCTAAAAATAAACAACTCTTTCAGCCCACCCTTGAGCTTGCCCATTGTTTTTCGGAGCATTTGATATCCCAAGGGATAGATGTATGGTTAGAGTATGGGTCGGCTCTGGGGGCGGCTCGAGAAAAAGGGGTTATAGAAGGGGATACGGATATAGATTTGGGGATATGGTGGAAAGATTGGGATAAGTTTAAGAATATAGTCGTTAGTGGAGAAATACCCTCTTCTTCCCCTTTTGTTTTTAATTTTCGTACGAATTTGGTGGATGGCTCTGGTTTCTTTGAAGGAACTGACAATAAAGAGGAAAGAAGTGGGGAAATGTGTAAAATTGAAATCCCGGAAAACGAGGTGTTTCACATTGATATTTATGGATTTGAAGAGTATGGGGACACTAAATCTTCCGCCATTATTTATAACAAAGCATTTCGGTCTAAACTTTACTACCAGAAAAACCTTCGTTCAATAAAATTTGATGGGTTTAACTTTTACATTTCTAAGTATAATGAAAAATATTTAGATTATTTATATAGAGACGCCGGAGCAAAAGGCCAAACTTGGAGGCGCCCTATTGGTAATTACAACTGGATAACCCAGATGCCCTCTGTATATCAACAAGACGTTGTTACTGGTTATGTCGAAGGAGTTTTCGACTTGTTTCATAAGGGCCATGTTCGGATTTTAAAAAAAGCTAAGAATAAGTTTGATAAAGTTTATGCAGCCGTCACTCCAGACGAGATCGTTAAGACTTATAAAAATAACCTCCCCATCCTTCCCTTCGAAGACAGAAAAGAGATGCTTGAGAGTTGTAAATACGTTGATGAGGTCATCAGCGCATCCCCGACTCTCGCTCCTACTATTGATTGGATGAACACAAACGGCATAGATTATATTGCAGCGGGAAATAATAAAGAAAATCCTATGGATGAATGGTACAGCGAAATCGTCAAAGAAAAGAGATTGATTCTTTTCGATGAAACCCCCGATTATCACACTACCGATTTAATAAAAATAATTTCAAAATGAATTTAAATATCTTTATCCCAGCGATTTCAGACCAAACTGTAGTAGATGATTCTATTTTGCCATTACTCCAAGAGGCTATTGCTGAAGGTCAGTTTGTTTACCCTTATTATATATCGCCAAGCCAGACAGAGAAGGCGTCTTTAGTTTTTGGTTATCTTTTTGCAGCTTGCGTTCGAAATAAAACTTTTGCTTTGGCTTTAGACGAGGATAATCCCGTAGGGTTTGAGGCTTATTTGCGCAGCCCATTTTGTGATTACTTTAAAACACCTAATGTTTATGATGGTTTGCTTACTTTTGTTTCAAAATCTTACCGAAGAAAAGGGGTGTCTACTAAGTTGCGTAAATTTTTACTCAAAAAAGGGGGCTTTAAGCAGGGTGACATATTTCGTTTTAGTGTTAAAAAAGACAATACCGGGGGGTATTTATCGGTTGACAAACTTGCAAAAGAGCTTACCATTAATATGGTAGAAACGGGGGTTACGTATGAAGGCCAACTCACTCACCAGCTTGATATTTAAGGAGTTAACAGGGAAAGACATTTTACCTGAGCAAGAAGCGTTTCTTGATGAAGTTGCCCCTATTGTGGCTGATTTTAAATATGATTTGCTTGAACCTCCCAGTTCTACCTCGGTAGCTCTCTCTGTCGCTTGCAAGAAAGACCTTTATCAAACCTTATCCAACAGTATGAGTTTATGGGGCAATAACCATTTTGTTTTTTCGGATGTGGTGCGTCAATGGCGTACCGGGGATTATCCTGCGCTCATAGCGGGGATGGGGCACCCTAAGTTTAAGGAGGGCGACCCTCGGGTGGTTGAAATAGAGCGATTAGCCACCCAACACAACCTTATCTTTCCTTCTTTAGGATCCTTTAAAGAGTTTGCGGGGCACAAGGGGCTATATGTCAATTTAGCCGGGTGTTTAGGGGTTATATTATATGATATGGGGTTCAAGGAGGATAATGTAGATTTTTTTCCTATGGTATGGAGATTTTTGGGACTGACAAAGCTTTATGGCTTTCTTAATGATGAAATTAAACTGGGAAGTGGTATAAATTGTATTAAAGAGGCTTACCGAAAGGTTTATCCGGATCGTTACGATGTTTCCAAATAGTTCCCAATTTATAGGACAACTTGTTGCCGACTTAGAGCCCATTGAGGAAACGCTCTCAAACCCTTATTTTTCCTATACCCTAGGCTTTAATATCAAACATAATGAAATTTGCCAATGCAAACTTTATATTCGTTTTTTTGATCGTGACGATTCTTTTTTAAAATTTTTTGAAATTTTTACAGACTTGAATATTAAGCAAATGGCTATTCATGATTTCCACCATGCGGAAGACATTGCTTTTGAGAAGAGCGCATTAGGCTTTAAGGGATTTACCATTGGCCTTGTGAAAGATTTTAATACTAATAGAACGGGGTGTGGATGGGGAGCTCGTGCCACAAGTATCATTAGTGGCCCTTATTTTTATGGTTATAGGTTTTTTGATGATTTTCTTTCCAGAAAAATGTACAAATACGTTACACCTAATCGACGCCTTTTCAAGTTACCTTTTATGACGGAGATGGTGGAAACACAAGAGTTATTTGGCGAAAAAGAGCATAAATATTGTTTGTGCCCAACTATAACCAGAGATAATTTAAGTGAAATTAGTCGGTCTATGGAGGGCAACTTAAGCCCTTCGTGTAAATTATATCATAATGAAATTATAGAGGCTAACCCTGCGTTGACGTTGGTTAATATGGGGATAGGCCCTAACGAAGAAAAATTGTATTATCATAACTTCAAGCGTTCGAATAAAATAAAAAATTATCTTTTAAAATGATCTATCAAAAACGCCAAAAATGTGCCATTTGTAGCAACTCCGAGTTAGAACCAGTATTGGATTATGGTGAGGTTCCAGCAGCAGGAAGTTTTCCCGTTGCAGAGGAAATAAAGAATGAACCCAAGTATCAGCTTGGATTAGAGTTTTGTGAGAAGTGTGGCTTATTGCAAACCAATAGTATTTTAGATGCGAATTATCTTTTTAAGGACTACCGTTATATGTCGTCTATTGGGCTGAGCAAACATTTCACAGAGGTTGCCGCTTCATTAAAAGCGGAATTTAATTTGAGTAGCACCTCCCGTGTGGTGGAAATTGGTTCTAATGACGGCGTTCTTCAAGTTCCTTTTAAGGATTTGGGGGTGTCGGTGGTGGGCGTTGAGCCTTCGGTTAATATTTCTAAAGTGGCCAAAGAGAAAGGGGTGGAGGTTATTAATGATTTTTTTAATTACGATACGAGTTTAAAATATTTTAAACCCAAATCTGCCGACCTTGTTGTTTCAAATAATTGTTTTGCTCATATTGATGACATACATGCTGTTTTAAAAGGAATTCAAAACATTCTTAAAGATTCTGGCACTTTTGTTATGGAGGTTCACTATGTGGAAAAACTCATTAGTGGCCTTCAATACGATAATATTTATCATGAGCATTTATATTATTATTCCCTTCACGCTCTTCGTAATCTTTTTAAACAGTACAATATGATTATTACAGATTGTTGTGAGTTGGCGGTTCACGCTGGTTCTATACGCGTTTATGTTCGACACGCGAATGAACATCTAATTCCTAGCACTCGCCTCGATCGGCAATTGGCGCGTGAAGCCGACCTTGGGCTAAAGGATATAAATTTCTATAAAAACTTTGCGACTCAAGTCAAAAATCACTGTAATACTACTATAGAGAACTTACAACAGATCAAGCAATCTGGCGCAAGAATCGTAGGATACGGTGCATCTGGTCGGGCAAATATGGCGTGCAATATTTGGGGGTTGGATTCTGAGACAATAGAATATATTGTGGACGAGTCACCAGAAAGAGCTGGGCGCTATACAGCGGGAACTAATATCCCCATAGTTAGCAAAGATCGACTAGACAATGATAATCCCGATTATGTGATGATTTTTGCTTGGAATTTTATGAACATGATAGCGAATAAATTAAAAGATAGAAACTTCAAATTGATTTGCGCCTTCCCTCACTTTGGGGTTTATGAAGGGGGCGCATTAAACCTTAACACCTTATAAGATATGAATAGTTATATTATTGGGGCAACCCTAGGCATTACCCTTTTGGTTTCGGCGGTAGGGTATTTTTTTTATAAGAAAAATGAAAAGCTTAAGGCCGAATTAACGACGATCAACCTCCAAGTGGAGAGCTATGAGAATCGTTTGGGGCAGTTAACCGAAGCGGTTGATGACGCCCAAAAAACCATGGACAGCCTACACGAGCGCAACAATGCGATAGAAGATGCCGCAGACAAAAGGAAAGAAGAGCTGGATAAGGTGCTGAGGACACACGACATAAATAAGATAGCAGAACGAAAAGCATCTCTTTTAACCCGAAAAGTGAACCGTGCCAGTGCGAAGGTCATGGAAACGTTTGAATTGTTGACTGACCCTCGATACGTTTATACTGGACCCATTGATTTTGGCGCCTCTTCGATGGAAAGGTGAGGGATTTTATTTTTATTCATGTTCCTAAAACAGGAGGAACGGCGGTACGTAAGGCTCTAGAACCTTATGCTTATATAGGATTTGGTCATACTTCCATCAAAGCCCCACGGCTAAAGCCTTATATTGAAAAATGTTTTTCTTTTTGTTTCGTAAGAAACCCATGGGATAGATTTGTAAGTGCTTATTTTTACCTTGAGCAACACAAGGAACCCGGAAAAAGCTATAAAAAATTTTACGAAATGTATATTAAGCCCTACAAAACATTTAAAGACGTGGTGATGAATATAGACGAAGACAAGGGAAATCTTTTTTTCTGGGATCACTTCGCTCCCCAGATGAATTATATCACAGATGACCACGATGATGTGGCGGTGGATTTTATAGGAAGGTTTGAAAATATTAATGAGGATTTTGGTGTGGTGTGTAAAAAAATTGGCATTCCTTCCGTAAATCTCCCCCTATTAAACACATCCCCTCACCAACCTTATTGGGAATATTATGATGACGAAAGTCGGGAGATGATTTTTCGCAAATATAACCGGGAGATAAACCATTTTAATTATACCTTCGCGTACGATGGTTAGCATTAAATATTACTGAGGTGAGAGATTTCCTTTTTATTCACGTTCCTAAAACAGGGGGAGTTTCTGTACGCAAAGCTTTAGAGCCTTATTCTTATATAGGGGTTGATGGGGAGCATACCCCTATCAAGGCGGCACAATTTGCCCCTTATGTGGGAAAGTATTTTTCTTTTTGTTTTGTAAGGAATCCATGGGATAGATTTGTCAGTTCTTATTTTTACCTTAATAGAGGGGGCGCAAACACACGGCCCGATAAAAAGGCTTACGCAATGTATATTGAGCCCTACAAAACATTTAAAGATGTTGTGATGAACATAGGCGACGACAAAGGAAACCTTTTTTGTTGGCAACACTTTGCTCCCCAGATGAATTATATCATAGACGAGCACGAGGATGTGGTGGTTGATTTTATAGGAAGATTTGAAAACATTAATGAGGATTTCGGTGTGGTGTGCAAAAAAATTGGCATTCCTTCCGTAAATCTCCCCCTATTAAACACATCCCATCACCAACCTTATTGGGAATACTATGATGACGAGAGCCAAGAGATGATTGCTCGCAAATATAATAGGGAAATAAGCTATTTTAATTATACCTTCGCTTCCAATGGTTAGTATTAGGCACAAGTGTGTTTTTGTGCATATCCCTAAAACGGGGGGCGTAAGTATTGCTGAGCCTCTTTTCCCCGCTGCCGCCCGTAGAGGGGAGATATCGAGTTACCATTCGTTGCCGGAGGCCGAAAAAGACGCGTTTAGTTATTTGGATGGAATGGGAGTGGGTTCCCCTCGGCATGGCTTTAATAAATACTGCGAAGGATCCCTTGGGCATCTGCCGGTTAAATATATTCGCGAGGAAATCGGAGAAGAGATGTTTGAAGAGTATTTTAAATTTGCTTTTGTAAGAAACCCGTGGGACAGAGCTGTTTCCCAGTTTTTTCATTTAACACAGGGCTCCGTGAGTCATGGAGAACGCCCTGATCTGCAGCAATGGTTGCGTATTTCCCGAAGCGGTGTTTATTCAAGCCCCTGCTTCGAGGAATATCTGGAAGCTATCCTACGGGCGCCCGCTCATGTGTTTTTTATTCCCCAAGTAGAATTTATTTTAGATGATGGCGGCAACCCTCTTATAGATTTTATTGGGCGTTTTGAAGATTTGCAAAAAGACTTTAACACTGTGTGCGATACAATAGGATTTCCCCGCACTCCCCTTGGGGCAGATACACACAAAACAGCCAGAAAATATAGATCTTACCATGGCTTTTATAGCTCCGCAGCAAAGGAAATGGTCGCAGAAATATACAAAAAAGATATTGAATATTTCAAATACCAGTACTAACCCCACATTGAATCTTGACTTTGCTTGGAAAGGTGCTATCATTAGTGATCTGACCTTGAAGAACCAAAATAATAATTGTCGCTTTTGTGACCTTAGTCTCCATGCGGTCATGGACACCAACGAGCACGCAGCATCTTTCCTTGATGCTTGGCCCGTGACAGAATTTCATACGCTTTTTGTTCCGCGTCGCCATGTGTTAACTTATTTTGAGTTGACGCAGGACGAGCTGCAGGGCATTCATAAGCTGATAGTATTGCAGCGAAAGCGCATTTTGGACCAAGACCCTCTGGTGGATGGTTTTAACATTGGCTGGAATTGTGGAGAAACTGCTGGCCAAACCGTATTTCATGCCCACTGTCATTTGATTCCTCGCCAAAATGGCGATAAAAATTTGCGAAGCGTTCAGTACCCCCTCCTTCATCCATGGGTATAAAAAAAAGAGCTTCTCTCGATAATGGAATATGTGAGATATGCGGTGAAGAATTTAGGGCTACTTACGATCTTGAGAGGGATTTAATGTGCGAATTAATATGGGTTCAACTAGAAGGAAAAATGATTTTAGCTTGTGACGGATGTAAAAACGAACTAAAAAATGCCAAATAATAAAATATTAGTAGTAGGAGAGGAATGCTCTGACATTTTTGTATATGGAAGTTCCGGTCGGCTTTGTCCCGATGTTCCTGCTCCGGTATTTAATGTGCGACGCTCTACCATATCGCCCGGGATGGCCGCTAATACAACTAGAAATCTTGAGTCTCTTGGACTAAAGGTGGATCTACTATCGCAGCCACAACCTATCAAAAAAACTAGATATGTTGACAGTAAATCAAATTATACATTTTTACGCGTAGATGAGGGGGAACGGTCTGTTAAACGTTTTCAAGACAACTTAATTACAGATAAAGAAATAGCGGACTATCGGGCGGTGGTTATTAGTGATTACGGCAAGAGATTTCTCTCCGAAGCCAACATTCAACGCTTTTGTGACAATAACCCCAACGTTTTTCTGGATACCAAAAAGGTATTGGGGGGTTTTTGTATAAACGCAAAGTTTATAAAAATTAACGAACCCGAATTTAAAGCTATACAGCGCGACATTCACATACCGGAATGGACTGATAAACTAATTGTAACCTTGGGAAAAAGAGGGTGCATGTATGGTAGGAAGTTTTACCCTACGAAGGAAGTAGAGATATTTGATTTATGTGGAGCGGGAGATGTTTTTCTTGCGGCTTTAACGGCTAAGTATTTGGAGACAAATGACATAGACGAGGCCTTAAAATATGCAAACAAAAAGTCAACAGAAACTGTCACACACAAAGGCGTAAGTGTAATTACTTGAAAAGATAAATAAAATGAAAATAATAACCTATATGAAGCCATCCTGTGGGTGGAGCAACGGGGTTCGTTCCGTCATGAGAAAGTACGATCTTCCCTTCGAGGATCGTGACATTATTAACGACCCCACGCAACGCCAAGAGATGATGCAGAAAACAAATCAAACCCTACAACCTTGTGTGGAAGTGGATGGGAAGATGCTTGTTGATGTAAGCGGAGAGGAGGTAGAAGCCTATCTGTTATCTAACGGTATGGTTGGCCCTAGCAACCAAGAAGCGGATGCCCCTACAAATCAGGCGTGCGGAGATGAGGTGCAGGAAACTTATATTAAATTTAAGGAAGAAATCGCGTAATAACCTTAACCCAATATGGCGCATACCACCAATGTAACTTGTGTTTGCGACCTAGAAGTTTCCAATGCTAACGAATACGAAGCCCTCGAAGAAGTTATTAAAATGATAGAAAAGAAATATGAGCTGTCTAATAAAGTTAGCATAATAATAAAAGAAACAGTAACGACAACTTCATTTGGTTGTGGTGTAAATTATGAACGAAAAATTGCCAAATAAGATGTATACGCGAGAGTTTTCAAAGGCGAACGAAAAAATGCCAAATAAGTTTATCGCGCGAGAAAAGCCAACAGTGAAAGACGAATGAAAAAAAGCGAAATAAAAGCCATAGAAGAAAGCAAAAAAGAATGGATTTGCAAATATTGCGGTCAGTCTACTTTTGATGTAGATTATGATTATTTATGTGCGCAAGACGAACATCTGGAGTGCGCTTTAATTTATGAAGGCAAAAGTGAACGAAAAAACGCCAAATAAGATGTGTGCGCGAGAGTCAAAAGTGAACGAAAAATCGCCAAATAAGACGCGCGTGCGCGAGGCTTACATTAAACCAACATGAATAAAGTTTTTTTATTATTTTTAATTATTTTGACAGGATGCGCCTCACCTCGCATTGCTCTCGAAAACAAACCCATTCCATTCGTCAAACCCCCTTTGCCAGCGGGGATTGATTTGCGTGAAGTTAATTGGCAAGTATTAAGCGTCAATACAAACGCTTGGTTTGCCCTTGATACAGAAAACTATTTAGACCTTTCAAAAAACATGGTAGACATAGCTGAATACATCCAAAAATTGCGGATTGTAACAGAACAATACCAAACCAATTACAGCAAAATGTTTCCAAATAAGACGAATGACTAAAATTGCTATTGTAAGTGGAGGGTTTGACCCCGTTCATGTTGGTCATGTTGAACTAATCAACGAAGCAAGTGCCGTTGTGAGCAACGATGGAGGGGGCGTGATTGTCATTCTTAATACTGATGAATTTTTAACACGCAAAAAAGGTAAACCGTTCATGCCATTTTTTGAGCGTCAGATAATTTTAGAAAATTTAAAAAATGTTGACTTGGTAATAAAGCCGACTGATAAAGATGATACTGTAAGAGAAACCCTCAAGTCACTTGCAAAATTGGCAGACAATGAATACAAGTTATATTTCTGTCAAGGAGGGGATAGAAAGTATGACGAAAAGAATCCCTCTGATACACCCGAACACGATGTATGTAAAGAAGTAGGCATTGAACCGATTTATGGGCTTGGAGACAAAGTTCAAAGCAGTAGTTGGCTCATTAAAAACAGTAGTAAAAACAATTAAACAAAACTTTTAAAAACTTTTTTTGTTTTGAGCTTGACTTATTTGGTGGGGGTGCTATACTTGGTTCCGTTATGATTACTCAACAGTCCGATATTAACCTCAAACAGTCACAAGACTTTAAATCCTACACCTTTGGTATTAAGGATAGTGGTCTTGCCCATATCTTCAATGTTCTGCGTAACCAGTTATACTCTGACAAGATTCTCGCAGTCATTAGAGAGTATTCCGCCAATGCGATTGATGCTCACGCAGAACTTGGCAATGAGTCCACTCCAATTAAAGTCACTCTCCCTAACAAATTAAATCTAAAGCTAAAGATTCGTGATTTTGGTAGAGGGTTGACCGAGACACAAATTAAAGAAATCTATGCGATGTACGGGGAATCCACCAAGCGTGGAACTAACAAACAAGTAGGCCAATTAGGACTTGGTTGCAAGTCAGCATTTGCTTACGGTGACAACTTTATTATCAACTCTTTTGTGGATGGCAACATAACTTCTTACAACGCTTTTATTGACCCCTCTCAAGTTGGTCGAATATCTAAACTGCATA